TACAACAAAGAGAATCAGCAATAACCAATGCCCCTTTGGGAGCTTTGGTTCAAGAATTAAGACAACAAGGTCAAGAAGAGGACACAGAGCTTGCACATTTACGCTTGGGCGAAGTCGTTTTGACGCCAGAAATGTTAGAAGATGATGCTTTTGCTAATGTAGTTGAGAGAAAGTTTGAAGAAGAGGGAATTGATCCAGAAGACGCAACAGTTGGTGGAATCAGAAACCTAAACCCAAGCACAGGCATACAACAGTTCTTCCTCAAGAAACTTGCAAAAGGTTTAAAAAAGGTAGTTAAAAAGGTAGCACCCATAGCACAATTTATACCTGGACCGATAGGAGCAGCAGCTTCTATTTATAACAAAGGACGAACTATTTTGAATGTCGCTAAGGGCAAAGCAAATCCTTTAGAATTATTGTCAGTTGCGGGTCCAATGAGAACTGGACAAAGTTTGGGCGACAGTTTTAAAACACTAACTGGAGCTAAGGGCGGAATAAGTGGTTTGTTAGACCAAGTAAGATCTGGTGCAACAAGTTTCTTTACCGATCCCATAAGTACAGTCAGTGGTTTATTCAAATCACAAAACCCAGCTGATTATGTAGAAGACGCTTCTGGTAACTATGTAAACAAAATTACTGGAGACACTTTAACAAGACAACAGTTTGAAAATTTAGCATCCAGATCTGGTTCTGGTATACAAGCACTGACAAGAGGTGTTCAAGGCGGTCTATTCGGTACAGAGGGGATAGCTGGTGGCATAACACAAGGTACAGGCATGGGATCAACCACTTATAAAGACGCTGCTGGTAACGTATATACCAAAGAGCAAATGGTGGCAGCTGGACTTGTGAATCCAACTACAGGCCAAGTAATACAAAGCGTTGCCAATCAATTTACTCCTTCTGGCTCACAACAAAACACACAACAAAGAAGTGGTGTTCTAAATAACATTTTAGGCGGAGGCGGAGGCGGTGGCGGTCTAGGCGATTTTGCTAAGGTTGCTGGCATCGGTGCTTTAGCGGCTGGTTTAGGTAAATTGGCTTATGAAGACGCTAAAAAACAAAAAGGCGTAGCCCTAA